AATCCATTTTATTTGTCCTCCAATTTATTTTTCTTTTCATTATATTTTAGAATTGTATCAGAATATAGGGTTTTGAAAGTCAAATATCTTCTGAAAAATTCCTCAGTAGTAGCTATCCTTCCATCTTCCAAAATATCATATTCCGGTAGTTTTGGAGGTTCTGGAAAATCTATTTCAGGAATGTAAATGTAATAGATCCTTTTTTCTACAACCTTATCACTTCTGCAGCTGCTGAAGAACATCGTCAATAGACATACAAGAAATATCTGCAAGTTTCTTCGCGAGTTCTTTATTATGACTTTTCTCAATTTGCATTTCCTCCACTACTTTATTAAATTTACTTTCCTGCTCTTTTCCGTTTTCCAGAAGATTGTTAATTTGATTTACTTGATTTTTAATTTCTTGGTTTTTACTTTTGATAATTCGCGAAAGAACAACTATGGTGATTATTAAAATCAAAAGAATTATTAACAACATTTTCATAATAATTCCTCCACGATTTTTATAATATATTACTTTTTCTAAAAAATAAAAGTATTTCTTTTCTATATCCACAATGCTCTAGATTTTGATTTAGCCGGTTTACAAATTTCCCTTAATAAACTGGCACAACTATCTGGGGCATCATCCGGCTCACTTCCTTCCCTATAATCAATAATCTGATTTAAATATTCCGGGTCAGTGTCTGGTGACCATCTGATACTATCCCAATATTCATAAAGATTAGTTGAGATTTTAATATGCTTGTTTTCAGATTCCGCATAGGTCTTTACCCTAGCGCCTAGTTTTTGAATTTGATTTGCAAAATATCCTTTGTCTGGGTTAGTTTCATTCAGGATAAATCTGGCTTTATATTTTCTTAAAAGTCTAACAACTTCATTTGCCCATGCTTTACAGTTTCCCGAATAAGTAAAACCGATTCCCTGAAACTTTTTAGCATAAATCGGGTCATCATTATCTAATGGAGAAAGAATTGTCAAAGCACAATAATGGTCACCGTCATAAGCGCAGTCAATGTGAGCATAACTTTTCTTTGTATAATCCCAGCCTTCAGCCATGATTGGGTCTGAGAATAGGCTTGATTCATCGCGCCGGATCTCTAATTCATAGTTGGCTGCAAACAAGAATGGGGTTGTAGTTTTCTTTTTATTTTCAATAGCTTTTTCACCTAAGAAATTAAACTGAGAAATTGGATACATCGCTATATCAGCAAATTTATTTATTTCACCCCATGCGTCATCTTTATGCCAAGGTGTTCCAATCCATAAACTTCCTTTGCCTGGGTCTATAATATTGGTTGCTAATTCGTTTACAATTTCCTTTGTTCTTTCTCTTTCAGCCTTTGAAACCCGATCTTTCAAAGTAATAATATCATCACAAATAATTTTATCATAATGCATACCGGTCAAAGATGAATCGATCCCATGGGCTGTTAAACTTACTTCTGGAGTTATTGTAGTTTTGAAGTTGTATCTTAATTTGCCATCTTTGGCCATGGTTGCCTTTGGATAAAACCCATGAGCAAATTTAAATAATTCTTTAATCTCAGGAAGTTCCATTGCTTGTTTTACCGCTGAAACTACCGTTGCCGCGTCATTAAAACTTTTTCTGATTAAAGCAATACGGTCATTTGGTTGAAGTAAAAACCACCGGATAATTCCTACAACATCAATCGCGGTGGATTTATAAGCGCCGCGGAATGCCTGCAACGCTCTGGGTTCATTACTATCCCAGCAATATTTAATCCATTCAGAGTGTAATGGATTCAATTTCTCTTTTCCCATTAAATGACCTAATAAGTGAGGATTGTTTATTAATCCCTTTAAGATTTCATCAGTAAATTCCATTTATATAGTCCATCCTTATCTACAAATTATATTTTATTTTTTTCCTAAGATAAATAAAAAAGTCCTCCCACTATCAATGATAGCAGAAGGACAAAGCGAGTAAATTATATTTATTATTTTAATCTTTTATTTCTTCCTATCCAATAAGTCGTTTAATCTTTTAATTCTTGCTTCTTCAAGTTTCTTTTCTGATTCAATAATCTCATTCTTTGCTTTTATGTAGGCCTCAGTATTTTGATTCTTTCTAATCAATCTTCGGATTTTATTTGCCAATCTTTCATCGGATAATAGAATTGAAAAGGCGTTTGAATAATCCCAGAAATTACCAAACAATGAATACCAACCTTTATACTTTTTCGTCAGTTCGGGATTCTTTGGAAATTTTGGATTCTTTTTAATGAAATTACCGTACTGTTCAAACCGCGGATCTAAAGTGTAGATTTTTAATTTTTCAATAAAATCATCAATATCTTTTGCACCATAACTAATAATGATAGTTTCCATAACTTACTTACTCCTTGTAAGATCTCCCCGGCCTTACATTTATAATTATAAAGTGATTTATAAAAAAGTAAAGTCTTTTCTAATAAAATAAAAACCCTTTAATCAAGCACCGCTCAACTAAAGGGCAAGGAGTAATATGACAGACTACTCAAAGTAGTTGCACAACCTAATTAAATTGCAAATCTTTATTTTTTAATTTCTTTACTTTGTTCAAATCTTTCAAATTGTCAGCAACTATGGGATTTGAAATTATATACCCCGCATAGAAATAATCCTCAACGGTTGGTTTTCTACCGGATAAACTTTCAAATCTTTTTACCCACTCATTCATTAAATGCTTTATGGGTGTAGAAATTTCTATTTCAACTTTAGTGCCTTCAATTAATTTTCTGACTTCTAAAGTTCTCATTCTGAAATTTCCTTACCAAAACAATGTCCATCAATTTTTACTCTGGTAAAAGCGGAAACTGCTGACATATTTTCTTTTACATAACCTTCTTTGAAAACAAATTCTACATAAAGAGCTTTCTTTCCAAAGGCATCATCTATTTTTACAGCGGTAACCATTGCTTCATGGATTCCGTCAACAATTACCGGTTTATTCAAATATTTCTCTATTTCTTCAAGATTCTTAAAAGGCTCATAGAAGGTTTCAATTTTCTTTTCTTCACTAGAAATTCCGGTTGAACCAAAACCATCTTCACCTCTTTTTGTTTCTGAAAGTTCTTCAACTTCATCCCATTGAGCCTGAATTACTGGAGCAATAACAGCCTGGGCAATTCTATCTCCATGATTTACTTCAAAAGTAGTTTCACCTTTATTTATGAGGATTGCACAAACTTCTCCGCGATAGTCTGAATCAATTGTACCCGGAAAACAATCAATATTATTTTTTCTGGCTAGTCCACTTCTACCTCTGATTTGCATTTCATAACCTTCTGGGATTTCTACCGCAAATCCAAGTGGTACACAAGCGCTCATTTTTGGAAGTATTCTCAAAGGATTTTCTTTATCTAACAATCTGGCAAAACAATCCGCACCGGCCGCTCCAATTGTTTTATATTCCGGTAGTTTTCCACCATTAATTTTTTTAATCTTTACATTCATCTTATATCCTCTTAATTTTTATTTTCAAAATTAGATCCGGGGATGACTATTTCCAATTGCAGTTAGATTTATCCAAAAGTCATCCCCGGATTGAGAAAGACATTACTTGTTTGTAGTGTCTTTCTTCTGAAGAAGTTTCTTGATTGCAATAATCAACAAACCAACAGCAGAAAGAATACCAGCGATGAGTTCAACTATATTGTTGATTTCACCAACTGAGATTCCGCCAAGAATCAGGATAACTACACCGATAATGATGAATACAAAAGCAAGAACAGTTACCCAAGTTTTTTTGAAGAAATCCATCTCTTTTCCTCCATTTTTATAATTTAGCTTTTTGGCTCAAAGCACTAAATAAAAAAACTTTCCGGCTTGACGGGTGGAAGGGGAAAAATCAAACCGGAAAGAAACATCAGTTTTTGTAAGGTTTATATGAAAAGGTAAATTCTGATTTTGCTATTTTAATAATAGTTCCATCTGAACACCTTCTCAGTTCAATAAATTTTTCAAAGTCTTTTACAACTTCATATTCTTTATTGTTCCATTTGTTTATTACTTTCATTTTCTTTATCCCTCATATGTCTCATTGCTAGTTTAATCCCGGCCGCAACACCGATCTCTATAACTAGAATAAGGTATAAAGTGAAAATAATAAAACAAATAAAAAATAAAAACGCTTTTAACATAAACTTTTTGTTTCTCCTAATTTTATTTCTTCCACCAGGATTCGAACCTAGAAAATCAGCACCAAAAGCTGATGTGTTACCGATTACACCATGGAAGATTAAAAACTTTATTAATTTATTTAGACTTTATTTTTAAATAACTTTTTCTTTAATTTCTCCGATTTTTATTTTATAAGAAGCAGATTAATCTTCCCATATTTCTTTTATAGCTTTGGTGATTTCTGTTCCATCTTCTTTATCTTTCTTAAAAAGATTTTTAATTATGTTGAATAAACAAACTATCAACAAAAGCAAATAAATTGTACCAATTATTGACCATGAAACTATTGCTATCATTCTGATTATGAACATAATTTCCTCTACTCCGTTTTATCAAAAGTTCCCAGCATAGCCTGAGTTCTTATAACTCCTGCAATTAAACTATCCTGACTGTCATTCTTTTCTTTCAGCAGAATAATCTCTTTTTGAAGTTTCTGAATCTCTAGATCTTTATTTTTCTGGTTTACATGATTTATACACATTTCTGCAGTAAATAAAGATATTAAAAGTACAATAAATACAGTAAATATTGTTTCCTTGGAATTCAATTTTATCTCCTCTAATTTATTATAAGATTTTAATTTATAAAACGGTTCAATATCTGAATGTTGTCTTATACAATCTCAAATCCCTTCTTTTTCCCAAACCCTTTTTTATCATTATTTTTCCTATATGGTTTCTTATAATCTTTCCAAAACCATAATCCAAATTTTATATATGATATACTTAGTATTATTAAAATTATTACAGTCAATATCATTATTTTTTATTCTCCAGTTTTTATTTTCTTTTTCAGATTCTTAGGTTTATTTGTTACATTAATTTTCAGTACATTATTAAATATAGCTTTCATTTTTTTCTGGGCTTCATCCGGTAATATTGGGTTGGTATTCATATCCTGACCGGTTACAAATCTATATAAGGCCTGAAGTGCTAAATCTCTATTAGGTAAATCATAAGTATAGCCATATTTTGTTGGTTTTATATTATCTATACAGCACTGCCATTCTTTGTCTATTTCTTTAATTGGTAAGAAATTATTTCTATCATCAACAAAGGTTGAGATGTTATAAGTTGCCCTTCTGTAATATATGTTTAGGAGTTCCAATTCAAGTCTATCTTTATAGGGTTGAATTACAGTATCTATGTAGATTCTTATGGCCTCAGTTATTTCTTTTCTTTGTAGTAAAGTATAGGCAATAGCACGGTATTTTGCGTGAGTTCTTTCCACATATCCGGCCTTTTCTACAGCGTCTACAGCGTCAAAATTATTGCTGCAATAGACCGCTAAAAACTTGTATTCACGCGGGTTTAAGTCCAGGTGTTTAAGGTTTTCCGGTAGTAGTTTTCTGGCCTCAGTAATAGTCAATTCCCTTGTTGAAATGTTCTCTTTTGGAACTTCTGGGAGCAGGTTTGACTTATGTACTAATGGTGAATTTTTAGCTTTTTTATTCATAATTTCCATCCAAAATAGAATAATTTTTTATAATTTTATTAGATTTTACCCCGGTTTACTACTAAATTTATCTGATTTTTAGGGTAGAATAATCAATATTTTTAATTTATACCCACCATTTTATTGATAATTTCCATAGAAACTCCATGTTTATATTTTTCTTTTAGCTGCTTTATTTTCTCCGGTTTATTCTCATATTTCTTCCCACTAAATCTTCCTTTTTGATATTTAGACTGGTAATGAAGTACACTATATTGCTTTTGATATTCCTTACTTCCAATCAAATCCCTATAACTTTTTAATTCATCATCTAGCATAATTTTTTTAATTAATTTTTCTTAAAACTTTTATTATTTCTTCTTTAGGTAGATCTAAAATATTTGGACTTATTGCCCCGGAAAGATAAGCCCTGCAAACGTTCCAAAGGCTTGTACTTCTGTTTTATCAGTTCCAGACGCTTCTTCCGTTCCTCTAGTTCTGGTGTCATTTTAATAAAGCTCTAATTTTTTCACCGTTGAAAGCGTCTTTTGTCAGATTCACAAATTCTTCAAGACTTAATGTATCATCATCTTTTAAATTATGTTGCTTCTGAAATTCACTTCTTCCAAATCTACAGGAACCTGTAAGAATCCCATGCCATTGATAAAGTTCTTTAATAGATAATTTCCCTTTTTCTTGAAATTCTGCAAGTAATCTATTTTTAGCTTCGTCAAAATCAAGATTGCTAAGACACTTTTCCATAGCATCTTCTATAGCTTCTTTGATGGTATCTCCATGAGCAAAATAATCGTTATACTTACCAATAAATGCTTTTTTTTCTTCAAAACTGTTTTTATTAATAGTTCTAACTTCCGCAAAGTTATCGTGAACTTTGACAAAATAACAAGGAATACCATCTATCACATAAACTTTATTTCCTTTAAATGTTTTGAAAGTAATATTATCACCGTAACCGTAACCGTTACCGTTACCGTAACCGTCACCGGAACCGTAACCGTAACCGTAACCGGAACCGGAACCGTCATCGTCACCGTAACCGGAACCGGAACCGTCATCGTCACCGTAACCGTAACCGGAACCGTCACCGTAACCGTAACCGTCACCGGAACCGTCACCGTAACCGTAACCGTAACCGGAACCGGAACCGTCATCGTCACCGTAACCGTAACCGTCACCGTAACCGTAACCGTCACCGGAACCGTCATCGTCACCGTAACCGTAACCGGAACCGGTTAAAAACTTCTCAATTAACGCTTCTTCCATTCTTTCACCCCATCAATAGATTTTGCTGCTTTTTCTGTTACTGAAAGAATCTCAATTACATTAAAAACAATCACTTCTTCAACAGAACATGGAAATTTACAGTCAGAAGGATTTGCCACACCGTATTCTGCCAATTCAGAAAGACTTGCTGCGCCTGACCAGTACCACAATCTTCTTGCATTCTTAATTATTGCTGTTGAACCTTCTAACTTTGTAATCTCGCCAAAAAATACACCAGCTCCATTTGCTCTAACAATTTTTCTTGTTTCCATAAAAAACTCCTTATATATATTTTATAAATTATTAATTACCTTATCCCTGCTAAACCTTCGTAGCCTTCTTCCAATTCTATGAACTTTGCATCTGCATCATAAGCGCCTGTTATCGCCTGCACCTGCA